CATGCTTTCTGCTTCTCGCAGAATGTCCTCATCTACAACAGCAGGACAAGAAAATTCGGGATAATCCTCACGATTAAGCAATGTAATAGCATCCCTCTTAGGTCCAGTTAATGGAAATCCCTTAGAGGTGTCCTTAGGAATGGCGTCGATGAATCGTTTTCCATCAATACCACACAATGCTTGCATATCCGTCAATGGATGAACATCTGTCTCAAGCATACCCTGAAAGGTATCTTGCAAGAGAACTTCTGTTAATCCATTGCAATAATCCTGAACTGCTATATCCATCAATGAAGGTTCAATACCCACACTTGGATTGGATGAATGGGCAAGTGATTCTTGCCACATTTTCCAAGTGTGGAAATGTGGTGCACCATACTCATTTGGTACACCTGTGACCTTCTCAACAATTGGAGAAATAGGAGTAGCAATTACGTCACTTTTAGTATGTGTAGCACGTTGATTATTTTGACCAACATACTCTACCCTACTGCCAACTGGCAAAAAAGCAACTGGAGATTTGGGGTGTACATCTTGATTGATGACTACCTGCTTCTCATATTTCTCAACGGGAAAAGTTCCATTAACGTGTGAGGGAAATGTTCCAACCCAATTCGTTTTTGACTTTGCAATAGCTTCCTTCAATTCAACTGAAGAAATATACAAAGCCTTAGAACTGGGTGATCCAGTAATTCCACGCAAATGTACTCCAATAATTGTGGGCTTGGCAAAATCACCAACTAACGTAGCCATACACATACCAGTAAAGGTATTATATGGTGCATAATAATGATAACCAGGTCCACCTGAATCGGAATTACGAATATATGTTGCCTTAATAACATCATCACGCATCGCACCGCTTTCCTCACGGTACAATAAATGTGCTGATCCAGTAACTGAACAATAATTCGGGAACAAATGAGTAATATCAGCATGGGGACCTCCAGATGGAATCGACACAACACAAAGATCCTTACCAGGAATAGGGGTCATGGCATTCACGCTGACAAATCCCCTGAAAGTCGAATTCAAAATACTGGGGTCCTTGCGTGTAACAAGAACCTTCATATCCTTACGATTTTCAAAAATATGTAACGGAAGCAAAAACATAGTACCACCTAAAGCAAGAATATCACAAGCTTGCTGAAATCCATTCTCGACAAATTTCGCATGAAACAAATTGCCTTTCACTTTCTCGACCAATTGAT